TAATTTCGGTAGCAAGTTTTTAGCGTTTCGAAATCCTGATCTGTTTCAATTGTTATTTTCATTTTTCTCCCCCTTTTAATTATTGTTACCTATGCTACTACCTCTAAAGTTGCTGAATTAAAGATTTCAATATCTCTTTTTTGTCGTTCCTTGCACTTGTGAAGGATATTTCAATTTTAGTTGCCATTGCCGTCAAGCTTTAAATATCAGCTACATTGCTGAATTGATATGTAAATATATGTACATATTCTAACATATGCAAATTTATTTGAAAATAATTGTACAAATCCTTACATTTGCATTGTGACTATAAGAGCCAAGTATCTTTATTTTGCTATCCTGAGTAACCGCGTTGTTGCCTACGGCACTACAATCAGCGGTTTACATGAATCCTTTGCCAAAAAAGAAGAAGGATTTAAGGATAGCTATATCACGTTTTTTCGCCGATTTGAAAAGAACACCACATTTGAAATACCTATCGGGGACAACGTTTATCATTTTCATTCCTTACTGGTTGAAAATCCGGGGCCCAAGCAAAAACCCTAATCCCCCTTTAATTCCGAATGCTCTACTATCCAGTTAGCTGTATCAACCTGCATTACTTCGTTTTCCAGCTTCAGCCGGGCTATCTCTGCATCCTTAAGCCTGATAAGCTTATCGTATTTTGACTCTCCTTCAGAATTATGAAGGTTATATAATCCTATTGCTGTTAAGCTTATTAGTACCCCGAAAATCAGCCCGAAGGCGAAATGTGTTTTCATGATTATTTAGTTAATTGTTTTACATCGAATTGCTCGGGTAGATTTATTGCTATGCCATTATCTATAAGTTTTGCTGCATCCAAAATCAGTTTATTAGAGGCGATGATTTGCGAAGCTACCTGACTAATTGCCGTAGCCTTCTTAATTTCCAGTTCCATTTTGTCAGGCTTGATACTTTCATCATTTAATCGCTCCAACTGGGCAAACAAATGATTATTTAGGTCGGTTATTTTATTTCTTGCCATGGTTTTTTATTTTCCTTTTAATTTGCAATTGAATTTTTTTTGTTTCTACTATTTCTGGCAGGTTAATCAAATCGGATATATCAAATCCGTGTTTTTGTACCAGTAACTCCCTGACGTAGCATTCTTTTAATTCTTCTCTGTACTTCGCTTTGAATTTTCTTTTTAAGATTTTTATTTTCTCTTTATTATCTTCATTTGCCCTATACTCCTTAGCGTATTCAAGCCGATCCGCCTTGTTTTCAATAAAATATTTCGCTGATCGCTTTGCCTTTTCTGGCTTTTCGCAAACCTTGCAATAATTTTGACATCTCAATTTTTGCCTTTTTTTAGAGAAATATTTATTAAAATCATCGACCGACTTTTCGACTTTGCAAATCGGACATATTTTTGTGTTCATCTATTTTTACAGATAGTGACATTTAGCTCAACGGGTATTATTTCAGAAAAAGCAAGAACATCATCGTTCCTATTCAGCAGAATATATTTTTGTTTCACTATTTTCTCCAGCACATCGCCGTGATAAACGTAACCCATTATTCCGCGTATAGATAGGTTAAATAGCAATAAAGGAATGGATCGGTCTGAAAGCTCCCAGCAATCAATCATATTTTCAGAAGGAAATAAGTCCCATACGATTGATTTTTGACACCTATTATACCAGTCTGCAATAATCATTGATCCGTTGCCTGCGGTTGGTTCGTGAACGATACCATTTTTATTTCCTGTAAGTAAGCTTGCTAAATGGCCAACTGAATTAGGTGTAAAATCTTGCTTTTTTTGCCCTCTTTCAGACAGCTCTTCTTCATAAATACCCTGAAACCAATCATATGATAAATCATTCCTATTAACATTAAGGCATTCCGAGTAAATACCATCTCGCGCTTTAATATCACCAGAAATAACCTGCATAATCCTTTCAGGTAGAACTCGCAAATCGTCTATATTAAATATTCTGAAAATATCAGCCTTTTTCATTTGAATAGTCCTTTCAGTGATTTGTTGACTGCATCAATCTTATTATCCATTGATGGATGTACATATAAATTCAAGGTTGTAGAAATATCAGCATGCCCCAAAATCCTGCTTGCTGTTTTTACATCTACACCGCTACTTACTAGCCGTGAGGCGAAAGTGTGCCTAAGTCCATGAAAATGAATTATACGGGGTAGCTTAATTTCGTTTAAAATCAGGCGTTCGTAAACCGATCTGAATGTCCTGGGCTCGGTAAAGTGCTCCGTTCCGGTGGCAACGAAAAACTTATCGTTACTGATCTTTTTATAAGTTTTTAATATCGCCAGAAGTTCTTTATTTAGCGGGACATCTCTATAGCTTCCAGATGTCTTTGGGGTGCTAAATATTATTTTAGTTTTCCCCTTGTTGGATCCGATAAGATCAACATCATAGACTCTGCTTAAAGTTTGTCTGATACGAATGCATTTAGCCTCTACATCGACATTCTCCCATCTCAAAGCGCATATTTCGCCGATCCTCATACCCGTGCAAAGGGTTATCAAAACCGCGAGCCTCTGATTTGTTAAATGCTCCATAATGTAATTTATTATAATCTTCTGTTCGGCTGGACTATACACTTCAAGCTCTTTCTTTGGCTCATCTGATGATATGGGCCATTGAACACGGTATTTTATAAATGGAATATTAAATTTCTCTACGGCGTATGTAAGAATCATTTTCAAACAAATAAATACATCCATAGCTGATTTTTTGGACAGCCCGCTATTACTGAGATTTACTATAAAGTCGTTCATAAAATCGAATGTGATATCTTCCGGCTTCATTTCACCTAGTTTTGGTTTTATATAATTTACTATCAGTAACGAGTATGCGGAAATAGAGCTTTCCTTTACAAACTTTCTTTTATTTTCCGCCCATAGTGGTATTATTTCATTTATTGTCATTTTATCGTTTTTTTTAATTGGTTAAATCTATTACCTCACTAACCTCAAATAAGTCTTTCCATGCCTTTACCTGGTGCCGGATTTTAAAAGCTTGTGTCCTGTAGAAGTCTTTCCTAAAGCGGATGGTCAGTCCTAAAAACTTTCTCTCAGTGTATAGCTCTGCTTCTTTTATTCCTAAATAGCGAGAATGGGTTATTTCGATCTTGTACATGGCGGTTAGTTTTAAAAAAGCCTTTTTTGTATTTTACTGAGCATTTTCTCGTTTGCCAGTTTGAAGAAATGTTTTTTGATCTCAAAGCCATATGCCCGGCGACCGCACTGTATGGCTGCTAAAAGCGTGGATCCACTACCTGCAACCGGGTCAATAACTACATCGCCCTTGTCTGTAAAGATTTCTATGAGCCGCTCTAATAGCTTAACCGGCTTTTGTGTCGGGTGAATCTTCTCAGTATTGTTGTCTTTCGCCCAATCGAAGCAGTTAAATACCATCTTGCCGTCATTATTGAACTTTGGCAACTTATCCCGATACAACAATATTGCATACTCACAATTACCCACAACACGCATATTAGCTTTAAGAACCTGGGCCGAAAAGTTCTTTCGGAAGACAAGGTTTATATATCGGTTAAGTCCGTACTTCTTAGCTTTTTCTATGAGCTCAAATTGCTGCTCGAACGCGCAAAACACGATCATGCAGGGCGACTTCCCGGTTTCTTTTGGCTCCTTTATCAGCATGGTGGAGCAGAAGTGTAAGAACTCCGTTATCCTGAAATCCTTATCCGTATCAAAGAACTCCTTCCCAGCTAATTCACTTTCACCGTTTTTATTGTCACCGTCTATGTACCAACTTGGATTAGACCCGTAAGCATTTACTCCGATGTTGTAAGGTATGTCCGCTATGATAAGCTGAGCCTTCGGAATATTGTAAGGCTTGTAATTTTGAAAGTGATCGTTAAAAAGATGCGGCTCATATTTACCGTGGTCGATCTCTCTTTTAAAATTCACGTTTTCAGATTGAATAGTTTCGCTTATCATTTTTATTTCTGGTCTTTTAATCCTTTTTAACTAATAGAGGTTACATTACACATTCGCATGGTTTGAAAATCTTATCTTCACTTATTCCCAGGCGCTTAAGTGCTCTGCCGAACTTGATTTTATTTTGGTGTTCAGTCGGCTTTACTCCCAATGCCTTTATTTGGCAGAAGTAAGGCATAAGCTCCCGCAACGTTATTTTGATCTTTGCGCCATTTTCGGTGATCGTATGAATAGTGTAGTTGCAAACATCTTCCATTTCAATACCCTGCCTGTATGCTTCTATATCTGTGCAATAAACCACGTACCAATGAAGCAAGCCAGCTTTAAGACACCCGATACAGTTCGCATGTTCCCATACTTCGTATGTCAATGGTGGTGTAATACCCACCTGTAATGAGCTTGTATATTTTAATGAAGGCCATAAAGCCATAGGGAAATCTGTTTTATAACCTTTTGCACCTAAAATTGATGATCTCCTTAAAATCCTTTTACCCTCTTTTTTACTAAAACCATAGTAAATAATGCAATTCTTATCGGGGATATTTTCTTCAAGGAACTTCATAAACGGCTTAGTTTTTAACCTTGAGGTGCAAATATGATCTCCAAAAGGTGTAGTAACTTGCTTTTCGCTTATGCAGATTTGAAATTGATCCGGGATAAGTGAATCGTCCTGAATATTTTTATAATTGGCATATGTTACAGGAATACCCAAATAGGCAGATATATCCATTTTAAACCGCTTAATATCCTGGTTTTCTTTTTTGTTATTAATATTATGATTAAGCAATAAAACGTTTTCCTTACCAAATTTATCAGCAACATTTAAAGCGACCATAGCCGAATCGTGACCACCGGATAATAAACAAACATGTATTGTATTTTGGTTCATATTGCTTTTGATAATCGTGATTCAATCCCTAAAACAGGTCTTTACGTTTTTTATACTGATATTCTTTTTGAGCCTTGACAGCAATTCTTTTATCATAAGCCCGTTCGGCATCATTTGGGCCGCTCATTAAATACATTTCCGAATGATCACAAACCGGACATTTAAATCTTCGGGTTCGCATCGTAGTAGAATTCGGCACTCGCTCCACAAATTTCATTTCCACGCAAACGCAAATTGGACAAAGGTGTACAGGTTCGTTTTTACTGCTCATATTGCTTTACTTAATCTACTTTCTGAAAAGCCGCGCTCCATAGCAAACTGACTATGCTCAGTTATGAAAACGTGACAGTTATGGCATAACGCCAGATATTTTGTGTCATCTAAAAGATATTCGCCGCGTCCGGCCTTATGGTGGCACTCAGTCGCATTTCCGGTGCATCCGTCTAACCTAGCCTCACAATACTTTTTCTTCTTAATAAAAGCATCCCTGAGCACCTTATAAGCCGCATTCAACTTCTGCTGCCTGGTCGAAACTTTTTTTATTGCAGAAGTTTGGTATTTAAAAACTTTAGCTTCTTTACCGTCTTCTGTCTGAGTAAGTGGCTTAAACTTTTTTAAAGGTTTTCCATATACCATTTTCCAATGATTATGACATAGCCCTTTTGAAAATACAGGCCAGCAACATCCTTTCTCCCATTCACAAGTTTTTGCCATATTAGGTCAATTCAAAGTTTTCACCTGGTATTAGTTCTATCAGGTTCGGGTTTACACTTTTTGCTAAGGCTAATTTTTCTCTCAGTGGCGCACACGACATTTCCTCGAACCGTAAAATTGCCATTTCTCTATCTGCATATTCCTCCAGGTAGATCAGCTTATTTAACTTTTTTGGCGAATAAAACAGGCTCGGTATTGATTCGTAAAAGGCCAACAACCTTTTTAAATCATTCCCATGTCCGGCATGCACATTTGTGCAATCATTATTAGCCATTAAATAAACGAATGTGCTCATATCAAAATGGTTGATCGTCGTTACTCTCCCAATCCGATGATGGCTTAAGGATGAAATTATTGGGCCTTTCCGCTATCTGTGTCGCTATGAAACCCAAGTCAAGACTTGTAAACTTCACATATTTACCAACGAACCTTAACCTTACTCTCCCTGTGTCGCCGTTCCTGTGTTTAGCTATAATAACTTCGCCCACACCAGCCGTCGGGTTACCTTCCTCGTCTTCGGTTAATCCGTAATATTCAGGCCGATAAAGGAATAGCACCATGTCAGCGTCCTGCTCTATGGATCCTGACTCCCGCAAATCCGATAGCATAGGTCGTTTTGCTGCCCCGGCCCTGTTTTCAACGGCACGGCTTAATTGAGACAAGGCTATAACAGGAACATCCAACTCTTTTGCGACTGCCTTCAGGGCCCTTGATATACTGCCGATTTCCTGTTCCCGGTTTCCGTTGTTCTTGCCATCGGTTTTACCGTGCATTAACTGCAGGTAATCAACAATGATCATTTGTATATCATGCTTGGATTTAAGACGCCTACATTTAGCCCTAAACTCGAATATGGAAAGCCCCGGCGTGTCATCCATAATCAATTTACACTGATCGATAATTACCGTTTTTTCGTGAAGCTTTTGCCATTCATAATCTTCAAGTTTACCCCTGCGCATTCTGTCCTGTTCTATTTCAGCCTCTCCTGAAAGTAGGCGATTTACCAACTGCTTTGAAGACATTTCAAGGGAGAATACCGCTACGGGTTTATCAAAATCGATTGCCGCATTCCTGGCGCAAGAAAGAACAAAAGCTGTTTTACCCATCGCCGGGCGGGCAGCTACAATCACCAGGTCGGATTTTTGCCATCCGCAGGTTATTTTATCCAAATCATAAAATCCTGAAGGTACACCAGTTAACGCGTCTTGTTTATTTTTAAGCGCATCAAGTTCCTTTAGTACTTCGTAAGCTATATCTCCTACTTTTCTAAAGTCCCTACGGGTATTGTTTTGACCCAAATCAAACAGCTTCTTTTCGGCTGAATCCAACAACTCTAAAACATCAGTGGTGTCCTCATAAGCGAAATTTATAATGTCGGTTGATACCCTTATTAACTCTCTTTGGATAAACTTTTGAAGAACTATTCGGGCATGAACTTCAATATTTGCGGCTGATGCAACCCGATTTGTCAACTCGGTAATGTAGTAAGCGCCACCGATCATTTCCAATTCACCTTGTTTACGTAGTTGGTTGGTAACTGTCAGAATATCAATCGGTGAAGAATCATCAAATAGTTTCTTTATTGCGGAAAATAATTTTTGATGCGAGTCTTTGTAAAAAACCTCGGGCTTAAGAATATCTATCACCTCCGACAACGCATTTTGATCCAACATTAAGGCTCCAAGAACTACCTCTTCCATATCAATTGCCTGCGGAGGAAGTTTACCTAATCCGCTGTACGGCGTAGGGTTGGATATTCTGCTGCGACGTTCTGAAAAAGTCGGTTTGTTGTCTTGAGAATCGTTTTCGAGTATCATTTTTTGATTAGTTTGGCGTTGCTTTTGTTCCATTTTTTAGGTACCATCCCTGAT